GGTCTGGGACTTTGGTGACGACGGGGAAACTCGTATCATCCGTACCGGGCACTCTGTTTAATAGGAGGATTTAGACATGGCTAGAACATACTCTGATCCATCTTATGGATCTAAGAAAATACTTCGCATGTTTAAAACTGGTTCCACAGTAGGAACCTCAGCAGGTACTGACTTAATTGCCAGTACAACGACTGTTGAGATGCCTATTACGGTCCAGGATGTCGTGTTGAAGTATATTGCTGGAGGTACAAGCACAGTTAAGAGTCTCATTCTGAACTCGAAACTAGCAGGTACTGGAGCGAATGTTGCTGTTGGAACAATCGCTCTTGGAACTAATGCTACTTCGACTCTTCGGGATGGCGCACTTACTGCGACTGACCTCAACGCTGGTGATGACTTGATGTTTACATTCGTAGGTACTGATGCGATTGTTGCTGATGTCGAAGCCTTAGTTACATATGTTGAGCGTTTTGTACAAAGCGATAGCTAAAGTATGAATATTCGAGGGAGATGTAAATAGTGAAACGAGCACTGATAAGCCGATACGGAGCCTATGGTGATATTGTTCATTGTTCACATCTCCCTCGTTTACTTAAAGACCAGGGATATGATTATGTTGCGTTTGAGACAAATTGGAAAGGTTCACAGCTTCTCTGCACTAATCCATTCATAGACAAACTACTCTACTTTGAACCATCAAAACACAGGGCAGTATTTGGATCTGAGGTAATGTTAGATAAACACTGGGGAGAAATCTCAAGAGAATATGATTTGTTTATAAATCTATATAAGTCTATTGAAAATACAGTTGTTGCTATGGAAGACATGGCAGAGTATTTCATGCATCAGAAGGCTAGGGACTGGATGGGAAAGATAAGTTTTTATGACCAAACTACTAAATGGGCTGGATTTCCAGAGCTTATGGGTAAGTATCGTGGAGAGGTTTGGTACACACCAGAAGAAACCAAGATTGTTGAGAAATACATGAGTAAGTTTGAGGGTAAGTTTACCGTTATGATTAACCTAACTGGAACTACTATTCACAAGGTTTTGTTAGATCCTCAAGATTATATTGATTATATCTTGAACAAGTATTCAAATTCTCACATCATCACAACAGGAGATCCTAGCTGTAAAGATATTGTTGAACTTAATGATAGGGTCTCAACCATTGCTGGTAAGTTTCCCTTCAGACAAGCAGCGTATGTAGCTAGATATGTAGATTGCCTCCTAACTATGGAATCTGGATTAGGTGTAATTGGAAACATGTGGGAGACTCCTACAATTCAAATAATGACATCATCGAGCATTATTAATCATCCCAATTTTGCTAAGGGAGATTTTAGTTTTCAGTCTCAAGCCAGGTGTTCGCCATGTTCTAAGGGGCCTTACAAGTTTTTAGGATGTCCACACTCAAATGGATATCCAGCATGCGTACATATAGATAAAGATAAAGTAAAGGAGCAGATAGATGCTACTTACAGGGCATATAAAGAGGGACGGTTCCCTGTCAAGGATAGACTTTCCAGAGAAAATGTTAATGGAATGTCCCTTGTGTCACACGAAACACCCCTTACTTGTTAAGGGGATAGTTAGGGACCTACAAACAGATGTAATGTCGTTAGTTGCAGATAGAGGGTATGCATTCTGTAACTGTCGTAACATCTTCTTTACTGATTGGTCGAACATAGATCATCGTATCTATGATCAAGCATACTATGATAAGTATCAATTCAATCAATCTGATAAGATTTATGAGAAGTATGCAACTAAATACTTCCCGTTAATCATTCAATTAAAGGATGATATTAAAACCTTCTGTGAGATTGGCTCCATAAATACTGAGTTATTAGATAAAGGTAAGAAGGATTACGGATGGAATACCCTGAGGCTGGATATCAATGCAGCATCTAATGGATCTGAACATAGTGTTATAACTGGAGATATTGAGAATCCTGAGATTGTTGGCCAGTTACAAGACATTGATCTCCTGTGGATGAGTCATCTGGTCGAGCACCTGAAAGATCCCATTAGTACCATGAAGAATGTTTATAACTGTCTATCTGATGATGGTTTGGTATTTGTTGGGATGCCCGATCCTTACTACATTGACTGGGCGCAACCTTCACAGTGGGGTCACTGGGTAGTTAGAGAACACCACATCCTCTGGGACATGGATTCATTTATAGAACTAATGGATGAGATTGGATTTGATTGTAAATATGCATGGAGAAACTTAACACAAGGTTATATCTGTACGATGGATTATCATTTGATATTTCAGAAAAGGAAAAATGTCTAAGAAAGTATTAATAACTCGCTATGGGGCTTATGGTGACAACATCGTCATAACTCCAGTCCTTCGTGAATTCAAACAGCAAGGCTGGAAAGTGATTATGGACTATTCTGATCGTGGTGAGCCAATCTTTCGTCACAATCCTAATATAGATGAACACATCTTCTATAAGAAGGATAGTGTGCCTATCAATAAACTACAGGATCATTGGATTAAACAAAATGACAAAATTAAGCCTGACAAGTACATCAATTTCTCAGAAACACTGGAAGTGGCTCTGGCATTGCACCCACGTTCACCTAGATATAACTATTCCAAGACAGAACGCTTCATGCTATGTAATAAAAACTATTATGAATACTCGATGAAGTGGGCAGGCTTAAATTCAGATAACTATATACCTGAACTATTCTTTACAAAGGATGAAGAAATTGATGCAAAGCAATACTTACGCTCTATGAAGTTTAACATTCTTATTTGTCTATCTGGCAGTGGTAAACACAAAGCATACCCATGGACTGAGATCCTCATGGGCAGCATTCTGAATGAGTTCCCCGATGCACACATCATTACTGTAGGTAGCTACACCTGTAAGATGATTGAGTCACATGCCAAGAGAGTTACATCGTTGGCAGGGGATATTGACATCCGTATGTCCTTGTTACTCACTAAGTACGTTGATCTTGTTATCTCACCTGATACTGGAGTTCTTCACGCAGCTGGTTGTTATGACACACCCAAGATTGGTTTGTTAGGCCATACCACAATTGAGAATATCACCAAACACTTTAAGAATGACTACAGTGTTGAGTCTAATCCCGTGTTAGCTGAATGCTCACCATGCTTTCGTTTAATCTATAACATGAAGATGCAGTGCCCTCAAGATCCTGTAACTGGCATGGCATATTGTATGTCAAAGGGTATTCCACCAGAGGTTGTATTCGAAAAGGTAAAACAAGTTTATGAGCACAGTCAAGTCACCGTCTGAGGTAATCAATGCAGTGTGTCCAGTTTGTACTGGCCAGGTGGTATCTAACTATGTCTATAAGATGCAGGATTCAAAATCTAAAGATGTATCTTTCTGGAATCGTTGCCGTTGTGGTGTTGTTTGGCAACATAAGTATCCAGAGGGGATTGATAAGTTTTATGGCAAGAAATACGTAAGAGCTCTCCTTGAAGATAAGCAAAAGTATTCTGATTCGTGTTACTACTATGGAAGAGTATATGCGTCCTTAATTGAGGAGTTGATGTATGGTAGAAAGCTATTGGATGTTGGCTACACAGCTCCTTATAACATGGAAGCTTTCCGTATTCGTGGTTGGATTCCATTTGGTATTGAGTTCAATGAGGATGCAGTAGAATCTAGTCGAATGATTAAGGGTAACTTTGAGTCTTACGAGTTTCCTGATATGGTTAAGTACAACCTTATCTGGATGAATCATGTAATAGAGAATATGAAAGACCCAGTTAGGGCTCTTAAAATATCGCTAGATTTGTTAGCAGAAGATGGCTGCATCTTCATAGCCACACCTGATACCGATATGATCTTTACAAACTCCAGTCATTCATTTTGTTACTGGAGAGAAAACGAACACTACATAATGTGGAATAAAATGGTGCTAACTAGAAAACTAGAAGAGCTTGGATTCGATATAATCATGGCTAGGCGTAATCATGAAGTTCGGTTCACATATACCGATGACCTTCATATTCTAGCCCAAAAGAAGATATTCTAGGAGGAACACATGGCAACAATTACTTTTACAATTGATACAGGTGAGTGGTTATATCCTGATTCAACTGGGGTTACCCATGAGGTAACTAATGCACAAACATTCACAATGGAACTTACGGATAACGGAGCAACTGATGTTCAGTATGCTGTCGACAATGCTCAGAACGTAACAACAACTGATGGTCTTAATATAGAATTCAGACCAGAATCAAGATCATCAGGTAATAATAATACACAAAGGTTTTTTGGTCCATTAGCTGACACAGATGATGCAACCACAATTCATTCGTTTAAGGGTGAGTTAGTCTGTGAAGATCCTCAAAGTGGAACTATTCAGCGTTTCAAACCTGACACATGGCAAGTTGATGATGTGGATTCACCAACAAGTATAACCGCATCATTTACTGATCAATTCGCTCGTAGCTTCACGTGGACTGGAGTAACTATAGCCTAAGGATAAATTATGCCTGGACAAACAGTAAGAATAACTGGTGAAGGAAAAGGTGGCATTCAAGCTGATGTTACAGCTCTTAAAGAGCTTAAGGTATTCTATTCTCAGCTTGCTGGTGTCGTTATTGATGCCAATCCTCAAACATTTGAGGACACAAGTTTTGTCTCTGGAGATAGCCCAGCTACACTTGACCTTAACACAGCACTTGGTAGAAATGCCACACAGTTTGCTGTACAAAATGATGGTGCTGGTAACTTTACAGTGGCCACATCAAACGATGGAGCAGCATTTGGTGATGAAAAAACAATGAAGGCTAATGAAGTTTATGCAATAGATAGAATAAGTGTGGATTCACTTCGTATAACTCATGTAACCAATAGTGCCTATAGGGTGGTCGCATTATGATTTTAGTCACTACTAGCAGACCTACTGTTTCTGAAACTGTAACTATAACAGCAGCAGGAGGACTAACTGTTACCCATGAGATAATGAGAATTGTCAGTGATGGCGGTGATGTTAATGTAACAGCGGACCCTCAAATATCCATAGGCAATAGAGACGGTCAGCAACTTATTATTCAAGGAACAAGCGATACTGATAGAGTTATATTTGATGATGGTACCGGCCTATCCATGAGTGCATCAGTTACATTGGGAGAGAACGGCACACTAGTTTTTCGTTGGGACAGTGGTGAAAGTTTATGGGTAATGATAACTTCGGATACGAAGTAGGAGTAGAGACATGGTAGAACGTGAAAAAGGTCAGACTTGGAATGAAGAGATAATCTTTAGAAAAAGACTGACTTCTCAAGGCTCAGAAATACCTATAACATCTAATCTATTGTTAGATTTTACCGTAAGAACTGGCACCGTTTATACTGCCACACTGAATAGATCATTTGCACAAAATAACGCAATAGAATTGTCCACAATTACTGATTTTTATGTGGGCTGGTTCTGGGATTTCTGTGGGGACCAGAGAAATGTAACAGCTTACTCTCCATCAAAAGATGCAGATGATGTAGTTATAGGACTGTTTACTTTAGAATCCAACTTTACTACTGAACCTGCTACTGGGGCTAATATAAAATTAGTAGATCCAGATGAGGTAGACGAGGAAGTTGACCAGACAGTTGCTAAATTATCTGTAGCTGGTGAATTACAGATTGGTGATGATATTGATGTTGGTGTTATACATAATAACACTGATGGTTTTGTGAAGTATAACGTTTCAGATGAGACTAACACGGCTTTTCCTGTTTTTACTAAACCAGTTAAAACAGATTCTGTAAATGTAGCTACGATTTGCACTCCTTTTGCCAGCACAGCTGCACTTCAAGATCCTTATATTACAAAGTTTGGTATCTTTCTTGATTCTGTCCCAGCAGGCACTAAAGCTAGAATATTCTTATTGGGTACTGATGAATTAAATCCAAGATTTCCTGTGTTGGAAAACGTAACATTGGATGAATTTAATCAAGGATTAGGAGATGATGTTTTTGTATCGACATTCGCAGATGAGAGCACATGGAATCTCATTCAAATGTCTCAACCTACCATTATAAAGTTCTCAGAAGTTTTTAACCTCACTTTCTCTTTCTCAGATGCCAATGGAGACCCTGTATTTCTAGATGTGCCTGTAGATACGTCTTTTACTGACAATCCACTTTTCCGTGTAGTACGAGCAAATAACATTCAAGCTGCAAGTGGTACATCTATCACATTAGATACAGGGGCAGCCCCAAGAGACGATGACTACAATGGCATGAGGCTGTATATAGGTGGAGAGTTTAGAGATATTACTGACTACAATGGAACAACTAAAGTTGCCACCATAGCCAGCACATACACAGTAACTCCTAGTGCTTCAGATTCATATGAAATCAAGATAGCCTTCATTAGCCCCCTTAGTATATTTGAGTTTAGAAACGTTGCTAAAGGAAAGATACAAGACAAGCACAACACAAGAGATTTGTCCTTTTCTGATGATGGTCTTGAATTAGAAATTGGTACGATAAATCATGTGGACACTACCGCAGGAGCACCTACCTTCACTGTACCCCAACAGGCAATAGCTTATACCGGTGGACAGTTTGACATCATTGATAAGGAAGGAACATTTGATACAAATAACGTCACTATAGACTTTAATGCATTTGATCCTTTTGAGGGAGTCCCAGCTACAGATTTTGTATGTGATGAAAAAGGAGTGACATATAGATTTAGGAATGTAAGTATTTCCTTCGGTTGGACAGTTAAAAGGATATTTCCTTTTGTAACAGAAGCATCCACTATTCTAACTGATGTGACAGAAGGTCATGTAATATCTGATCAGAACGGGGATATTGTAATTAGGAGATTGCCATGAGTTTTCATGAAAAATTAGGTGTAGATGATATTCACCAGATTAACGATAAGATTTATGCGGATGTTGCCGCGAGGGATGCCGACAGCACATTTAATACGGATGCTGACAATGTGAACAAGGTTGTAAGGGTTGATAGTCCATTGGCTTATTACCTCCTTACATCAACCACTCCAACATGGAAGCTCATTAGTACTGACCCAGTAGCCACAACAGGATTTACACTTCATTTTGATGCTAATGACGCTCTGTTCCCAGATAGTGACCCAGCAGTGGCAAACTCAAGAAACAACCACCCTATTCTTGGTTTCGATGATACTACCGCTGAGAGTGTTGTGTTTAACAACACAATTCCAAATAGTTATGATGGAGAGAGCATCAATGTTGATATTGACTGGGTTGCAGAAACAGCAACAACTGGTGGAGTTACTTGGGGTGTGGAAGTTGAGAGAAATGCTCCAGGTGGTAATGACATTGACTCTGATTCATTTTCTACACAACAGATCGGTAACAGTGATACCAATGCTACGTCTGGAATTATCACAAGAACAACTATTACATTAACTCAATCAGAAGCAGATGGTGTTACAGCTAATGATTACTTTAGATTAAGAGTACAACGTGTTGTTAGTGACGGTGATGATGATATGACTGATGATGCTCAGATAGTTAAAGTGAGCGTGAGAGTGTGATGGCTAGAAATTTTGATGGTTTAAATGATTACCTAGATGCTGGTAACCCGTCAGCCTTAAATCTCTCAGGGGATGAAGTCACTTTGTCTGCTTGGATAAGGGTAGAGACCACTAGTATGGAAGGAAAAATACTCGCTAAATGGTCAGATGCAGGTGGTGCTTTTCAATACCTTCTATCAACTAATGCAGGTGATAAGTGTTTGTTTGCTGTTTTTCCTGGCGTTACTAGAATTGCTGAAGGAACAACAACTTTAATTGTGGGGACATGGTTTCATATCGCAGGTGTATATGACGGTTCGAACTTACGGGTTTATTGCAATGGGACAGAAGAAGGGTTGACATCAGCATCAGGAAACCTGTCATCAACATCTGCACCCGTTAGAATCGGTGCAGGGTCAGGAGGTTCTGGTACCGAAAACCCGTTCGATGGAGATATTGGTCATGTAGCAATTTGGGATACACCATTATCTGATGGGGAAGTGGCATCATTAGCGGCAGGAATTTCACCTTTGAAAATTCAAAAGAATAACAACTTACTATTCTATGCCCCAGTTAATGGGCAAGATCCAGAGTATGATGTGATAGGCGGGTTAGATTTGACCATTAATGGATCTGTGAAATCAGAAGAACCACCAATACCTAATAGTATAGTGGCACCATGAATCACACAAGATTAATTAATAATGGACAGACTTAAACTATCTAAACATAGAGGACTTAAATTGACTCGAAGAGTTGGAAAGCGAGTAACGGAGACAGACTTAATGGATAGAAACTTTATGGATAAGTTTAACTTTATATTTGGTGTGATACAGACGTGTGCTTTAGTTATAGGTATCATTGTTGGGTTTATCTATGTTGCTCATTTTTCTTACCAGATGGGTCAGCTTGAAGAAAGAGTAAATGTACTGGAAGAAATGAATCCTATTAAGGGGGATATTTATGGCACGAGGTAGACTTAGAAGACAAGGTGGAAGGGGTAGATCGAGACGAGGACGTAAGGGCAAGCTTGTTCGTGGTCGTAAAAGAGGAAGTCGAAGATAATGGCAAATTACGCAGTAACTACATTTACAACCGAGGATGCCGATTACGATACTGTTATGTCTGCACTAGAGACTAATCTTGAGACTCAAGACTCAACAGCCAATCCTATTCGGTTATTCACAGTTGTATACAAGGAAGACACCGACACATTTGTAGGGCTTTTAGTATATGACACCTAAGGTGATTAATGGCGACAAATGATATATTTAAACGCATACAGGTAAGAGCACAAGCTAGAGTACAAAATACAGGTACCTCTACTTCTAATGCTAATGATCTATTACCTAAGGTAAAGGACTGGGTAACCTTCAGACACGACAGGATACTTCGTATATTTCCCTGGCCTCATATGGTTAGAACCTTTGACTTGTCAGTGGTTAGTGGCACGATAGATTATGCATTAAGACGTGATCTTGATAAGGTATTAACAATCACGGACATTACTAACGGTCCTGTGATTAATGAAGAAACTATTCAATCTCATGAGAGATTCATAGCTCCTGTGTTAGAAGTGGCTGGGGATGTACAGACATCCAAGCAACCTAGCTTATACCGCTTTATTGGCAACAAAAGTGTTAGCGCATTACTCTCCATAGCAGACACCATACAAGTCTTATCCACATCTGCTAGTGACATTACACCAAAGGTAATCCATGTGGTGGGTGAGGTGAGTGGTGTACAAGTAAGCGAGGATATCATACTTACCGGTGTATCTGCTGCTGAGTCTACCAACACTTATGATTCTGGAAGTGAACTTATATTATCGCAAGGAACCAATGACGGAACTCTGTCTGATCTGAGTGGGGTGGTAACAGTCCGAGAGAAAACAACTACATCGAATACACTTAGTACATTCGCTCCCGAGGAACGCGCCCCCTCGTTCAGATGGATAAGGTTAAGTCCAGAACCTGCTGCTGCACTTACAGCACGTATCTGGTACAAGAAGAAATGGCGCAGACTTGTAGATGACAATGATATCCCAGAGGTTGATTGTGCCAATGAAATCATTGAAGGTGTGGTGGCTGATGCTCTTTGGGAAGATGGCCAGGGAGAAGAAGCCCAGGCCCAGGAAGTTAAGTTTCAGAACCTAGTAACTGAGTTATGGCGCAGTTATAACAATCTAAGCCGTAACTTGATTAAACAAGCTGTTCCTGATAATGGAGATGCACGTCAGAATGATTCTAATCCACTTAGGTTATTTGGAGTGTAACGGATGCCTAGACTAACAGCTAACCGCGAAGCCATAAGAGTTAGGTCCTTTAATGGTGGACAAAACTCTGCTGCTGAGCCAACTACAGCTAATCCTAATGAGGCTACATTATTACAGGATTCAACCATTACGAATCTTGGTCAGACAGAACAACGTGAAGGGCAGACCAGAATTGGTGACAATCCAGATACTCTTATCTCCCGGTGGACATTCGATGGAAGTAGTGTAGTAGACGACAAAGGTAGTAATGATGGTACTGCCACAGCAATAACCTTTGTAGATGGTAAGTTTGGTAAAGCTGCATCATTTAATGCTACTACCTCTAATATAGATGTAACAGCAGACACAACCATTGATGTGTTTAGTACTGGCCCATTACGCTTATCGGCATGGGTAAACTTCGCAACTGATGGTGAGAATGATGAGGGACGTATCTTTGATAAGTTTAGCGGTACTGATATTGGCTATCGTTTGTTTGTATCAGATGAAAGTTCCAGTACTGTCTTACTCAACTTTGAAGTTGGATTTAGCACTACCAACGCACTTGTGAAAACATCTACTACTATGTCTCTAGATGTAGATCATAAGATTGATGCACTACTTAATTCTGATGATAGTCTTGATATCTACATTGATGGTGTTCTTGCTAGTTACTCTACCGATACCACTGGTGTTGGGTCTGTCAACGATGATAGTGCTGTCAACCTTACGATTGGGAATAACTCTGCTGGTACACGTACCGCAGATGGATTTATCGATGATGCACGATTCTATGATGGTACGTTCACAATTGATGACATAGAGTTAGATGCTATCACAGGATTGACTCGTTATGAAGTTACTGGAACATTAGACAGACTCTATCGTATTAAGAATACAGACTTACAACGCCTAGATGATGACTTTAAACAGTGGACTAACATTGATACTGGGTTTACTGCTGACTTAACTACCAACTTTGTACAAGCTAATGACTTACTATTTATCCTTAATGGTACTGACAATGTTCATACTATGGATTCAGCAGAGTCCGTAACAGATGAAGGCAATACTAACACAGATCCTCCTCGCACAACCTTTGGTGATTGGTTGCCAATCAATCGTCTATTTCTAGCTGGCTCACTTACTGCTAGTGAACGTGATGATGTATGGTTTAGTGATACATTAGCTCCACAGACATTTGATCAGAATGCAAACCGATTCCGAGTTGCCAAAGGAGAAGGAGGGGGACTTACTTGGATCAAAAAGTTTAAAGAGTTTGAGCTTATATGCTACAAGCGAACCAGAATCTATGTCCTCAACGTAGAGGGGACAACTCCTCTTACCGACTGGGATTTAAGACCATTATCAGTTGTCATAGGTTGTCCAGCAGGTCGTACCGTTCAGGACATCGGTAACGATCATATCTTTCTTGCCAATGACGGTGTGCGATTACTCTCACGTACTACCTTTGATAAGTTAAGAGTTGGAGTCATCAGTGAGAAGATCCAAGACATTATTGATAGCATCAACCAAGATGCCATACAGAACTCTGTGGGATGGGTTGAGAACCAAAAGTATGTATTAGGTGTTCCCATTGGAACTAGCACAGTACCAAATAAGTTTGTCATCTGGGATGCTCAAGCAGCAAATCGTAATGGTGATCCTAACTCAGCATGGAGTGTAATGAAAGATGACGCATGGAAGATCAGCTGCATGGCAAGTTTTGGATTTGGTGACAATAAACTCACAGTTGTTGGGGGAGAAGCAACAGATTTAACTCTTACCTACAAGCTTCTCTCAGGTAACACAGATGATGGTAGCGTAGTCGTACAAGACATCACCGGCCTCGATCATGACTTTGGTGATCGTGTGGCAGATAAGATTGCAGACCCACTACAGGTTGTGGCTCAGACTGGAAGCGATGGCATATATAGTGTTCAGATAGAAAAGGATCGTGAGGGATTTTCTGCGGTAGGTAGTATCAGTTTAGCTGGAGCCCTTCAGACACCATTTACCACACCAGCAATTACAGGTGGTAGTGAACGTAAAGAGTTTGTATTTCGTACCAAATCCATAGGACGTGGAAAGATATTTAGAGTTAAGATACAAAATTCAGTATTCAACAAACGACCAACTTTCACTGAGTATACATTGTTTAGTGATACTAAGTCATGGAGGGCGGGATAATATGGGTAATGTCAGTCTCCCAGTATTGGGACCAGATCCATTCACAGTCAACGCTAGTGTACTCAACGGTAAGGTTGATCCACTAGCTACAGAGTTTAATGGCAACATTGAGAATGTAAACATTGCTAGTGGGGCTGCTATTGCAGCAAGTAAGCTTAACTTATCCACCATTGCCCAGGACATTGCAATGTCATCTTCACAGATTCTATGGGCTAAGGGTGCTGATGTAGCTAGTGGTACTAGTATTGCGCTAGGTACTGATGGCAATGTATTTGATATTACAGGCACCACTACCATTCAGACCATCACAGCCAAGCAAGCTGGTAGTTTAGTGATCCTACACTTTGATGGAGCCCTTACTCTTACAGATGACACTGGTAACCTAGAGCTACAGGGTAGCGATATCACTGTTGCCGCTGAAGATGAGGTAATGCTTAAAAGTGATGGTACCAACTGGCATCGTGTTGCTTCATCTGTATTGGGGCTTCCTTCAGGAACAGCAAATCAATTCCTACAGCTAGTTTCAGGTACAACTACCCAGTGGAACAATGCTCCAATTACACTTGATGTTGTTACAGCAGATGCAACATTTCTTGCTAGTTCTACTTCTGAGGAAGACATAATATCGTTTTCTGTGCCAGCCAATACGCTTGGTACTAATGGAGTCCTACGTTATTCCATGTGGGCTACTTGGCTTAACAATTCTGGTGGTGCTGCTACTAATACTCTAAAGCTAATATATGGATCAACTACACTTGTAACAGCTCCGGTTATTAATGCCGGTCCTGATGCAACAGCATTTGATGTAAAGATCGAAGTATTACTAAAGGGGGATGGGGCAACTAACTCTCAAGAAGGATGGTTAAGATGGACATTCCCAAATGCTACATTAGGTGGAATTCAAACAACATTACTTACAGCAAGTAACATTGGAACTGCAGCTGAAGATTCAACTGGAGCATTAAACTTTAAGATATCAGGAACGTCTAGTGTTAGCAGTGCAAGTATAGCATTTGTACGTAAGTCATCAATATTGGAACATTTACCTGCTGTATAAACTAAGAAAAGGCATTAATGGCTATTTCAAACATATCAAAGCAAACATTGAATCAGCGAGTACAACAGATAGAAAGTGAGATCGACAATATTGATAGAGAGCTTGACCAAGTAGGAGAAAGACTTGGAAAATCACAGATTAAGTTTGATTCACTTACAGACAGAAGGGGGAACTTAGCTCAGGCTAAGGCTAAAATATTAGCTGATGTTAATCAAGCTTAGTGATGAACAGGATAAGATCGTTGCTTACATTGAGTTCTGGCCAGTTGGACAGAGTGGAATGCCAAAACATAAAGGTGAGTACCTCTGGATACATGATCTATGGATACACTGTGAGTACAGAGATAGAGAATACCTTAGACAGCTCATATGGAAAGTCATGGTGTCCCAACCAGATGCAGAGTTCGCTTACTGGAGAAGGCAAAAGTATAACAACCGAATCTCACGACTCTATAAGAGGGAAGAATTCGACAAGTTAGTTAGCAGAATGGAGAAAGTTTATGGGTGGGGGAACAACAATAGAGCAACCATCAGCACCGCCAGCGCCGCCTAGTGGAGCTGAAACATCACGCGAGGCTATACAGGCACAGATAGAATCGTTACCACAGATTCTTGAGGCTCAACAAGAGTTTGGGCCACAGTTTAGTCAGCAACAACTACAGGCGTTACAACAGTTTGGGCCTCAGTTTGCCGAGACAGCACTGGGATTACAAAGGGAGTTCGCTCCACAGTTTGCTGAGGTAGAACGCCAGCTTGCTCCTGAACTTGCTGAGTCACAGCGCACACTCACTGACTTCCTTCGTGGTACTGATGAGGAAGAATTTTCACGGTTAGCTCCTGGGTTAATAGAACAAGTACGTGCCGGTCAGAGTGTCCGTGGTCTTGGTGATATCTCTCCTCTTGGTGCTATTGATGAGAGTGTTCAGGTTCAGCAACTACGTGAGTCACTACGCAATAGAAGGCTTAATATTGCTCTATCCACAGCAGGTCGTACACCAATAAGTAACTTTCCACAGGTTCAAGGTCAAACTGGTGTAGGTCAGCTTGTTCAAAACATATCACCGGAGAGCATCTTTGGTAGGCAATCTTCTATTGATCAACTTAGACAGCAACAGTTTGCTACTCAGGCTAATCTGTTTAACCAGCAACCTGGAGGTATTCTTGGTCAAATAGCTGGTGGTATTGGCGGTGCTGTTGTTAGTGGAGCTGGAGCAGCAGCGGGTGCAGCTGCCTTCTGTTGGGTAGCTGCTCAAGTCTTTGGTGGATGGTATGAACCTAAGACTATGTTAGCTAGATCGTTCATAGCTTATAAAGCCCCTAAGTGGTTTAAGAATCTCTATATTAAGTATGGTGAGAGATTTGCTAAGTTTATAAGCAATAAGTCAATGATCAAAGCTATGGTGAAGCCACTGTTTGAATTGTTTGCTTGGATTGGAGGAAGACATGGCTAATGGTGATTCGTTTAGGAGAGGGTTTGCTAAGACGTTTGGTACTGGACTTGAAATCGGTGCTAAGGCTGCACAAACTGGTATTGCGGAGAAGATAAAAAAGCAGGCTGAGAAAACTGAGAAGGAAGTTGCTAAGACTAGGGCTCAGAGAACATTTGAAGCTATCAGATCACAGGCCCCACAAGATATTGCTGCGGATTTGGCTAATATTGATGTGACGGATATTGGTACTGACACTCTGAATACTATTAGTAAAACGATTGCTAAACGTATATTTGATCCTCAGACTGAATTAGAGAAGCGTTTTGATATTGGTAAACTTGCTAAGTCAGAGATTGATATTGCTAAAGCTACAGAGCTTGGAGTTATTCCAACACAACCTTCTATTACACAACATCAACCAGTACGACAAGCAGTTACTGGAGTAGCGCAACCAGATATAGGTACAACTATCTTACAAGGAGGTCCTGCTGCTAGACAACAACAGATTAAAGCTCGTGGTCAAGCTTTAGCTCAAACAAAAAAAGCTCAAGCAAAAGATTTAGAGTCAGCAAGGAAGGGTGCTAGAGGAACACAAAGATTCCTTACTCAGTTTGAAAATTCTCAGAAGGAATTACAGAATGTTTTTCCTGATTTTGGAAAACTTGGATTTGGAGGAAAGGTCCAGAGGTTTCAAGCTTCTGTACTTGAGAAGTTAGATAAATTTCCAGAAACTAGTGTTCTAGTAAGGGAATCAAAAAAGGTTGCTAACCAAACTGCAAGAGATATTGAAGGAGGAAGGGTTACAGATCAAGATCGTGCAGTGTATGCAGAAGCATTAGCTAATACATTGAGAACACCTTCAGACACAAATGTTAGATTAGCTTCTAATGAACTGTTGCGTCTATCTGATTTAGGTGGAAGAATTAATGATGTGATAGTTCAGTTTGCAAACTCAGATGTTGAGATAATGAGAGAGATTGCTAAGCAAACTGTTAATGGTTTATTTAATGATCAGGTTGAACAAATGGGACTTCAAGGTATCAAACAACAGTTAAACACTGAACAAGGAGAATCTGTTGTTAGTAATGCACAATCAGAATTAGATCAGATCAATGCACGTCTTGTTGAATTAGGTGGACAAAATGGCTGATATATCTAACTTAACAAGAGAAGAGTTGTTAGAGAGAAAAAGTCTTCTTGAACGTAAAATTCAATTAGAGAGTCAGATTTCTGAAACGACTCAAACTACTGTTGAAGAACCTAAAGAAATATCCCCTGAACAAAGAAGATTAGAGGAAGGTTCATTAAAAGTAAGACAAGCTATAGGACGAGTTACTAGTCCTGCTGGACTAATAGGAGGTATTACAGATATCTTTTCTGGAAGACTAGCAAAGAGAGATCCTTTAGCAGTAGCTGGAGGAGAATTTGTTCTTTCAGCTTTAGATACAGCTGCTTTTGGTGTTCCAAGAGCAGCATTAAAAACTGCACTGGGAACACGAGGATTACAATTACCTAAAGTTCAAAATAAGGCTGCGGATGCTGCTGGAAAAATAGCTGGTTTATTAGTTCCTGCTAAAATAGCCACTAGTATTGCTACTAAGATACCTGGATTAGCTGGAAGAGGAATATTAAAAGGAGCAGCTAGAGGAGTAACTGAAGGTACTGCAATAGGGTTTACGACTTCTCCTGAAGAGTTTACTGATATACAACAAAGAGTTTTGCAATCGGGTATTGGCGGTGCTATTGGTGGCGTGGCTGTTCCATTAGCTAAAGGTGTACAAAACTTAACTAGAGTTACTAAAGATGCTACCAAATTTGCTCAGAAAGTTAGAGGATCACTATTTCAATTTAAAAGAGATTTGGGCAAGCAATTTGAATCTCAATTGGATTCATTAATAGAAGCTAATAAAGGAAAGATTATAAATGCTGAAAATTCTGTTATTAATCTTAAAGAGGCTATAAAGACTAACTCTAAGATAGTTACTGATATAAGAGCTGGTGCTAGAAGAACTGGAGATGATCTGCTACAGAGATTAATAGAAGCTCCTGAATCAGCAAGGAATCTTACTTTAAGTCAAAGTAGACAAATGATAAAACAGATAAGAAACATACCATCTATTAAATCTAATTTAAAGAAAGGTAAGTTTTCAGACTTTTCTGAATCTGACATTGATCTTCTTGACTTTGTTGATGATGTTAAAGGAGAACAGTTAGATGTATTTCCAGAACTACAGGCTATCAATCAGCAATACAGTCAAGGAATTGGAAGATATAACCTTGTTAAGAACAAGTTTAAAGTCGGTCAATTGCTTGATAACATTGAAAAGAACTTTAAAGATGCAGAAGTCAGAAACGTTGTTAAAGAACTACTACCAAAAAATGTCATCCAAGAAATGGGTGGATTCAGATCAGCTAAGAAGTTTCTTAAAGCTGCTAGCTGGATTTCAGCTATTGGTATGAGTGCATTAGTTGGTGGAGCAGTCTTTAGAGGTACTAGAAATGTTTCAGAATCTTAACCAAATATGGCTATTAATATGATGACTACTATCATAATTATCCAGGGGATTGGATTAAAGAATCCTTTCCAGAAATCATCAGATGCCAAAACAAGGTAAACAATGTACAGAATAACACCAATTAGTACAACACCAGCTAGACCTACTAATGCCCAAAATGAATACGGATCTTCTAACATGATTATTAATTACCTCCTATCTTTAAATTGGTTAACAACACTATGTTATACAATGTACAACATTAACCAGGAGAAGTCAATAGCATGATAGGATTTTCTTTTGAGACCATAAGTGTAGGGAACCGAGCACAAGGCTTGACCTCATCTGTATACACACTGACTGGTCCTAAGGCTGCCGAGTCTGCATTCATCACATGTGAGGGCTCCAGTATTAGATATACCTATCATGGTAGTAATCCTACTACATTAGTGGGACATGTTCTCCCTGAGGGAGGATTCCTAGTCCTCAAGGACATTAGGCAGATTTCTAAGTTCCGAGCAATATCAATAGGAGAAACAGAAGCAACACTAACCGCAACATATGAGAGGCAATGATGGAGACTGGAAACTCAACTAACTCGAAGACGAGAGAACGCACAGTGGTAGGTGGTATCAAGATCATGGAGACTGAGTACAAGGTTCAGCGTCCTGTGTTTGTGGATGTGAAGGTTGAGAAGCCTGTGTATGTAGATAAGAAGATTGAGATTCCTGTTAGTATGGAGGATGCTTTATCTAGGATGGCAGATCAGATATGTGAGAAAGTCATGCAGAAGGTAACCGAGCATCTTGAGCAAAAGCTTGATAAGGCCATTGATGAGAGGATCAAGAAGATAGAGGTACCTAAGATTATCTACAACGAGGAGCACAAGACAATTCATATTGATAAGCCAGTCTATACTGAGGTTAAGATTGATAAGCCTGTGTATGTAGACAGAGAGGTACTCAATCCAATCCTCAAGGATGTTAGTGTGGATCGGCCTGTGTATAAGGATGTGCCTGTTGAGATACCAGTCTTTACAGAACGCATTGTTATTCAACCCAAGTTTGAAGAAGTTGTTATTAAGAAACCAAAGTTTGTAGACAAGGAGATTACTGTGATTCATCCAAAGTATATTGACATGAGAGGTAATCCTGATGACTAGCCCATCTTTTAATGAACCTGTACGAGATATTAAACATGCCATAATTGATGCATCCAACTCAGGAGACAATACCATTGTTGCTGCTGTGACAAACAAGAGAATCCTAGTTACATCACTTTTTGCTGTGGCAGCAGGAACGGTTAATGTGAGATTTGAGTCAGCGGCATCCGGTTCGGCACTTACTGGCCAAATGAATCTTGTT